ATTGAAAACTCGTCATGGACGAGGACATCGTCCCAGGCGGCGGCTTCGTCTACGAAGAGCCTGTAACGATCGGCCCCTTGTCCATAACCTGCTCTCATGACTATGAGCTGCAGAAGGATGTTGTGCATTCTGTACTGTCCAGAATGGGGTATGACGATGAGGAGATAGGATACTTCGATGAAGATCTTGGCATCGACGGTGATGTAGATGCGGCATATGGTGCCATGCAGCGGCTCCAGTCCGCAGATGCATGGGAGGAGGTTGTCGACATTAGGGACGTTGCGGCTAAGCTCCAGGATGCATTTGCGATTGCCCAGAATGACACAATAGAATTTGAGGAACAGATGTCTGGCATGGCAGAACTGGCTGAGAGATTCCGGATCGATGACCAGGAACCCCAGAGGCTGAGAGATGATGTCAAGATCATTGACTATGTGCCGTCATGCAAGGAATCAATGCACATAAACCACGGCCTGCTGCCTCCGCGTCCTGGATATGTGCAGGAGCGCCAAGGCCAGATGGTGGCGCTTGTGCTTCTTGCTGACGGATCACAAGATGCGTATCGTCTACGCTCCGAGAGGAAATGGCAGGACGTCCTGGGGAAGCATTTGCCCAAAGGGGCCAGACTCGGTCCCGAGGAGCATTATGATAGGGATGCCTGGACCGACTGGGCAGACACAGCTCAATTCTCTGATGCCACATCGACACTCGCAAGCACCCTAGTTGATCGCCGCACTGAGTTCAGATCGAATAGCCGCCCCTCAGGCCGCTTTGTTGCAGCCAAGATGCAAGATGGTAGCTACATCAACCTGGGGACACATTCCTACACCCTGCGATCAGATATATCCTTCCCGGTCTCCATGGAACAATGCGACATTGCGCTCGCTGAGCTGTTCGCAGCTACTGCGGGTGAGGGCCTGGCCTGTGCCACTGGCAGCCATAGCCTGCATCAGATGGTCAGTGCCGTCCTGTCGCACGCACTGTCCTTGGGGGGAAACAATGTGAAATGCGAGCACAAGGGAAATGACGTGAGCATTATCGACGGGCCTGTGTGCTATAACATTGACATCACCAGCACTGCCGGAATATGGCACAAGCTGGAGACCAGACCTTTCATCGCTGCAATCAGCAAATATGATCTTGGAAATATCATCATATCCACACAGCCAGGCCGCCCAGCAGCCGCCTTCGCCAACGCAATTGCGTGCTCACTGGCTGTGGAGCATCCTGCCTTCTATGGTCTGCCGGATCCCCGTGACCTGCCTACTGACCTGAAGATACAGTACCACATCTCTGTGGCATTGAACAGGATGTCTCAGAAGTGTCGCGCAGAGCTTGCTCATATGGCATATGAGGCAACCATCCATGAGGCAATCATCGACATGCAAGACGTAGATATCTATGCGCAGGGCACCAGCTACAGGGCCAAGGCTGATGTGCTCTTATCCGCAATTAAGAATCTTGAACATGATGATCATTACGCTTTCCCCCCACTTCCCTGCGGCCAGATCACAGGCATGTACTCAACACCTGTGAGTGTAAAGGTACTGGACCAGGACATTATCTTCCCCGCAATGGCCTTCGCCTCTGCTGAGGTGGGTAGGGTCATAAGACCCGAAAGTAATGAGACCTTCCTCGAGCGCTTTCCAGCATCTGGTCGCGTACCCTACACGGACGCCAGGGACGTCGCTTCCTTTCTCTGTGACAATTTTCTCCCTGCCAGAGGATTAACCCACAAGGGACCATGCGCAAATCCTGACGAAGAAGGGGCCAAGGCTTCGCATTGGGACACGACCAGCCGCATCTATGCCTCCAGTGCCGTTGCCCAGTACGCTGAAGTTAGAGCCGATCTGGTGAGAAAGCTGGACTCAAGCCCACCCGGCAATCGCGAAGTGTGGAGGTCATGCGTCATCTATAAGGGAAAGGTGCTCTGCTACTATAGGATTCGAGATCCGGTCACTGATCCCAGAGGCTACCGTGTTGATTGGTTTGCACTGTCATCATATGAGGTATACGGCAGCATCAATGTCTCCACGGACAAGCAGTACCCTGTGTACCTGTGGCCAAGGCAAAGGCTCCGATCGCAGGAGATGGAACTCGCAGCAATGCTCCCCCGGCGCCTTAAGATGACACTGGTCTCCATGATCATGTGTGCCCGAACTGCGCGTGCCTCTCTCGAGGAGATATGTTTGGCATGGCAGAAGCTTGCAATGACCGCCATCTGCTCGACATGGGCATCAGGCGCCAACTTCATCACATGCAGACATCTATCGCAGAGTTTGTCTTCCCCTGCGCCCCCCTTTGACACCATGGCCAAGAAATTCAAGCCACCGAAGACCTTTGCATGTCTCCTGTATTTGCAAGCGCTAACCCATGCCCTGGAGCAGTGGGACCAGAGAGACAAATACCATGACAGGTGTGCAATACTAGGGCTGCCGCGTCCATATGCCCAACTTGAGGCCTATTGGCAGGTGTGGGTGCCTGACGAGCTTGCTGATACAACAAAGCACTTTGCTGACTGTGTCCTTGCTCTATATGATGAGTACAGAGACGCCAAAGAGTGTGAGAAGGCACGCATAGAGGATCTCCTGTCACAGATGCACCTGCTTTCTGGAAGCAGCATCGATTACGAGGATATTAGATTCTCTGTGAGGAAGAGTTGTGAGATAAACACGGGGGGCAAGTTTGGATGGTCGGTCTTCGGCTCAATGGCTGCTGCATATGCACTCTCGCTTGAAGGTAGCCCGAAGACCTTCGACAGGTCTTTCTCACGGGGTGGACGCGCTCGAAATCTAACTTCACATCTTACCGTCCGGCACTCTGGGCGCATAGGTCCATCAGGTCATGCTGAGACCGGTACGGTGGCAGAGATGATAATGAAACAAGGAGTTGATGATTATCTCTCGACACTTGAACCCGCGTGCAGGTTCTTTTATGGCAGGAGGCCCTATTTCATGAACCACCCCAAGAACGGTGAGCATAAGGATCGGGAGATATCCATCACAGACCCGGACTCTAGAATCATGCTTAACGATGCGGAGCACATCTGTGGAGAGTATGGACGCACGACCCGCGTCGACATGCTCAAGAGGTCTGACAAGGATGCGCACTTCTACAGACTCAGTAGCGAAGCAATGCTCTCCGGTGGTGTGATTCAGGCATCAGACGCATCGCGGTTCGCAGCCATGATGTCAAATGTGGCAGTTGGGATCACATGCTATACGCTTGCTGCTCTTGGTGGAAGCACGCATCTTGCGTCTGCGGGTGCAGTGTACACACGCCTGGCATCTAGACACATGGTGGTGGATACGTGTGTCTTGGGTGAGATCGCCAAACGCCTAGTGCAACCGCGTGGCCAGAAGGAGCTCTTGCGACTGCGCAAAGCCAAAGCATGGATAGAGAACATGAAGACTATTGGTGACATGGACACGCGCCCTCTAAAGAGCTACACCACGGCATCACACACGGGCCAGGGCATGTCTCATGTTGGCATGAGCCTTGAGCATGGTGGAGCGCTCCTCATGTCTATAACTGCTGCCAAGTATGCATCGATCTGTGTCTCAGGCACTGCAGTTATCATTACAGCCACGCCCCTGGTGACTTCAGATGACTCGACAATAGTGGCCAGAGTCGAGACAACTGACCTACCACACCACATAGGGCGGGCTGAGCGCCAGAGAGCAT